CATTAACGCCGCAATGACTAAAATGAATGAGATGCCTACTAAGCAACTCAAGGCAGCATACGGTAAGATGATGGCTGGTCTCAAGATGGAAGAAGTCGAAGCAGAAGAGACTATCGAAGAAGTTCATAGTGCTCGCGACCTTCCTAAGATCACAGCTGAGGACATCAACGTCTCTGAAGACGTCAACGCGATGTTCGAAGGTGCTGAAGATCTGACCGAGGAATTCAAAGAGAAGGCTGTTATCGTATTCGAAGCAGCTGTAGTTTCCAAGCTCAACGAGCAGCTTGAGAAAATCTCAACTAATTTCGAAGCCGAGCTTGCTGAAGAAATCGAAAAGGTTCAAAGCGAGCTGACAGAAAACCTTGACTCATATCTCGACTACGTAGTTGAGCAGTGGATGGAAGAGAACCGTCTTGCTGTAGAGCAGGGTCTGAAGGCTGAGATGGTAGAGGACTTCCTGAAGGGACTGAAAGGTCTGTTCGAAGATCACTACGTATCAATCCCAGACGAGAAGGTCGATGTTGTAGAAGAGCTTGCTGGTAAGGCAGAGGAACTTGAGTCCAAGCTGAACGAGCAGATCGAAAAGAACGTTGAGCTTCACGGTGTTGTTGAGCAATACAAGCGGGACCAGCTGATTGAGTCTGTAAGCAATGGCCTAACAGATACTCAAAAAGCTAAATTTGAGACCTTAGCTGAAGGAATTGATTTTTCAGACGAAGAATCATTCTCTAACAAGTTAGAGATTGTTAAGGAAAGCTATTTTGGCAAAGGCGAAGAAGTTACTACATCATATGAGTTGGACGACGATGAGCCACTCGCAGAGGAGACTAGTGATAAGCCAGTCGCTTCTGAGATGGCACAATACGTAAATGCCATTTCTAGGTCCATCAAGAAGTAATTATTATAAATAACTTAAGATAGATAAGAGGAGACTATCATGTTATCTGAACAACTTATCGAGAAGTGGCAGCCAGTACTCGATCATGGCGATCTGGGCGAGATCAAGGATTCTCACCGTCGTGCTGTAACTGCTCAACTTCTAGAAAACCAAGAACGATCAGCTCGTGAAGCTGCAATGGGTTCTGGTGGATACTCAATGCCATCGCTGTTGGGCGAAGCTCCAACTAACGCGATGGGTGGTTCCGCTGCTCCTTCTACTTCACCAGCTGGTAGCGTAGATCTGTTTGACCCAGTATTGATTTCACTGGTTCGTCGATCCATGCCAAACCTGATCGCTTATGACGTATGTGGCGTACAGCCAATGACAGGTCCAACTGGCCTGATCTTTGCAATGCGTGCTCGTTACACAAGCCAAGGTGGCGCCGAAGCTCTGTACAATGAAGCTGATTCTTCATTCTCTGCTTCAGCCTCTGGTAACACTGCTTCTAAAGCTGTTATCGATGGTGAAGGTAACCCAGGTGTTGGTCAGGCTGGTACTGATCCAACAACTCGCGCAGTTGGTAACACATACTCTGTTGAAACTGGTATGTCTACTCCGGCCGCTGAAGGTCTTGGTACAGACAGCAACCACTTCAACGAAATGGCTTTCTCAATCGAGAAAGTAGCTGTAACAGCTGTTTCACGTGCTCTGAAAGCTGAGTACACAATGGAACTCGCTCAGGACCTGAAAGCTATCCACGGCCTCGACGCTGAGACAGAGCTTTCTAACATCCTGTCAGCTGAGATCCTCGCTGAAATCAACCGTGAAGTTGTTCGTACTATCAACTACACTGCTTCAGCTGGTGCTCAAGAGAACGTTGCTTCATCTGGCACATTTAACCTCGACGTCGACTCTAACGGTCGTTGGTCTGTTGAGCGCTTCAAGGGTCTGATCTTCCAGATCGAGCGTGACGCTAACCAAATCGCTAAAGACACTCGTCGCGGTAAGGGTAACATCCTGATCTGCTCTTCTGACGTAGCTTCTGCTCTTCAGATGGCTGGCGTTCTGGATTACACTCCTGCTCTGTCCGCTAACCTGAATGTAGACGACACTGGTAACACCTTTGCTGGTGTACTGAATGGTCGAGTACGGGTTTACATCGATCCATACTTCTCCTCTTCAGCTGGTAACCAGTACTACACAATGGGTTACAAGGGCTCAAGCGCATTTGACGCTGGTATCTTCTACTGCCCATACGTACCTCTGCAGATGGTTCGTGCGGTTGGTGAGAACACATTCCAGCCTAAGATCGGCTTCAAGACTCGTTACGGCATGGTTGCTAACCCATTTGCAGAAGGCGGTACAGCCGGCAATGGTACAATCAGCTTCAACAACAAGAACGTTTACTACCGCCTTGTTTCAGTAACGAACCTGATGTAATAAAAAGATCCGTAAG